CTACCAGGAACCTCAGACCAATGTACCTCTGTTGGTGTGTACTCATTCTGCCCCCGTTCAGCATCATGCCACATTCGATAAAAGTGATTCATACCATGAGGCGTTGATACTATTATAACTTTGGTAGATTTACCAGAAGATATAGTAGGATAAACAGACGCAAAGAAATCATCTGCCAAGTGGTTCTGCACGAATGCGAACTCATCAAGGAAGATGATATTGAAAGACATACCTCGAACTGCTGATGCTGATGTAGATGCTGCTATGATCTTGGAACCGTTTTCCAGTTCCATTGATCCTTTGTTCCAAGCGACAATTCCTTGTTGCATCCACCTCGGCAAGTTTTCATACGCCAGCTGTAATCTGCCGAGTAGATCTCTAGCAGTCGCTGCTTTGTTTGCGAGGATTCCAATATTGACGTTATCGTTGAATATTGCGTAATGGAGTAAGTAAGATACTACGGTTGTAGACTTACCAGTCTGACGAGGCATTTTACAGATATTGAATCTGTGCTTATGAAAGTTCTCAATCAACTTCTCCTGAAAAGGATACATTTCAAAGTTGACCAAACCCTCATCCACGTTCACAATCTTGATATGATTGTGTGTGAAATAAACTGGATCGTCCTTACACTTTAGGAACTCTTGTACATGTTCCTTAGTGAATTCTTGTGTTGTATTAGCCTTCTTTAGATTCGGATTACCAAGATAGATGTCACTTGCTGTAGGCATAATTTAGTTCAGTGGAAGTTCTCCTTCACCTCTAGCTTTTCTTGCAGCATTTTCCCTAGCCCTTGCTGCATCAGATTGTGCCTGGTTGAATTTTCTAGTCTTAGAAGCACTTCTTTTTTGTTTCAATTCATCCCGTACTGGATTGGATTTAGAATGACCCCATGAAGTTTCTTTACTCTTTGCACCTTGGAAACCTGGTATATTCTTTTGTCCAGGTGATTTCTTCTTGCTCATATTATACAAGCTCCATGCAGCAGCACCAGTTGCAATTGCTTTATTAGCAAGAGGTATTAAAGGTAATGCTAATGCAGCAGCTTCTGTATATTGACTAAAAGATTTCTGTTCTTTTACATTTTCATTATCATACCCTGAAGTAAAGGCACTTAGACCAGACTTTGCAGCACTGCCTACTTTACTAACAGTCTTGTTGATAGCATCTTTACTAGGACCTTTGATTCCTTTTCTTTCTTTCTTTTTGTCTCTATAAGGTTTTGGTTTTCTTTCATCCTTCACTTCATTATCTTTCTTACCCTTAGTTGCAAGAGCAGAACCTTTTGATTTTACAATAGCACCATCTTTATTATTACTAGAGGAAGTATCCTTTTCATCTTTACCAGATTTCAAAGACTTATTATTGTCAGAACCACTTATCCCTTTTTGACCAGGTAATTGCTTTGTTTCTCCAGATGATTTTTGGGTAGTTGGTTTTTGATTTTTTAGTTTAGCATCCCTTTTTGCTTTAACCTTTGCTTGCATTTCAGGGGTAGCACCAGTTCTTGCAATATCAGCATCAGTCATTGTACCAATGCCTTCTTTGAGAGCACCTGCCTTTTTCGCATCATCTTTCTTTTGCTTTAAAGTCAATAAAGCATACTCTAATCTTTTTGCTTTTCTAACATTAGATGGTTTCTTTCTTCTGGAAACTTCTTCTTTTCGCAAATGATTTATTACATTCTGTCCAGTATCAAGTGCAGTTGATTTTAAAGTAGTCTTCAATTGATTTCCAGCCTTCTCCCTACTCTTCTTAGTAAGAAGATCTTTGACACTAATATTCTTATTTTGATTTAGATAACTACTGACACCTTGTTGGATGATGTTACCGACATCTTCTTTCCTAAAAGACTTTTGATTCATACCACTTATAACATTTCTTATAAAATTTTTATCTTTTTTTAAAAATTCATCTTTAGGTCTTGTGAATCCGCCACGGCTATTATCAGGTACAGTATACACAGTAGGTTTTAGATCTCGCAATGTATTCATCAAAGCTTGGGTTTTTGCAGCACCAGACCTTCCTTGTATGGGTTTTTCCGTAAGTAGAGTAGAATTTTCCATAAGATTATTTAGCTTTCTTACCCATCTCCTTTAACATTTTTTGAAGGTCAGCTGTGCTACCTACAAACAGAGAATTGTTAGTGACATTCTTAGGTCCACCTTTATCTTCATCTAGATCTTTCATCTTCTTCTGAAGATCAATCAACTTGTCTGTAGTATCTGCAACATGCTTGATAAGTTGACCAGCGACTTCATATGCCCTTGGATGCTGTGAGTCTTGACATACATCCAATATACCATTGACAGCTTCCTGTCCTTTCTCTACAAGGTTATAGAGTTGCCCTCTACTATACTCGTAATCTTTTGTAGGATCATCCTGTTCAGATACTCTCTTAGAGATCTTTCTTTTCTCCCTAACAATTTCAGATTTGACATCAAGTGCCTTATCTATAGGATCGTACTCATTCATTACTGAACCTCAACATCAGTTCCAGCTACAGTGCTATACTGCATACCATCATTACCGAAGAATGATTTGACTTCACTAAATCCAAAGTCATCACCAACTTCAATTTCTGCACTATCAGCAGCATCAACTTGATTTATAACATCACCAGTGTAGTGCTCACTAATGGTGCTACCAAATTGACCTCTATGTACCACCACATTGTTACCATCAATCTCCCTAATATACATGACTTCTTCATTGATTTGAATATAAGTCCTTGTATTGATACTACCCATATTACTCAATCTAATTAGAGTCTTCCTCTTATCTACATTTGCAGTTAGAGTAGAAGCAGCATCGTCATTATAATCTTTGGTAGCCTGTGGAGTAACAGTATATCTTTGTGCTCTTGGTGCTCTGATAGCAGTAGAGTAATCCACTTGAACCTTCTTGATAATTCCGTTCTCGTCTGTTGGAACCTCTTGATAGAAGTATGTCTTACATACAAAATCTAAGTCATACTGAATAAATCTTCTGTTAGAAAAATCTCCTTCATACTCATCAGTAAAGGATACGTTTCTTAGAGTAAATGGTATATCTCTTTTCTCTTCTACACCTTCCAACATATTGATCGTAACAGCATACGATGGTTGAAAGAATGGTAGTATCTGTTCTATGATTTGTAGAGAATCATCTTGCAACTTAGTAGCAAAACTAAGTCTAAATCCTATATCATAAGGAACAGGAAGATACATCTTCTTGACCTTAGTTTTAGAGTTAGGACTCTTCATTGTAAACTTGGTTATAGGAGATGCTTTCCTTGTAGTGTCATATGTAAAGGATGTCATCTCAAATGATAACCTAGGTAGAGTCAATGCTACATTATCATCAAAATTCTGTTGTTGCTCTATTCTTGCTAAGAACCTTTGCATAGGACCATATGCAATAGGAATTTTTATTTGACTAATAGACTTACCATCACTGGCAAATTTTTTAATACGAATATTATTGAACAGTGTACCAAAGGCAATCACTGACTTACGTATAGTCTCATTGTAAAAAAAGTTGCCTAACATTATACCTCACCAAATGGATTTTTTTCTGTGAAATCTAGAATAGATGTATCTGCGTACACTTCGATTTCATCACCTGTGTTTACCACGTCATCATCATCGTAATCAATGCTATTTAGAATGTAGGCTGCACCTTTATTTGTGTAGATAGTTTCACCAACAGCAAAGTTGTCTGAAAGATTTCTTGCCAAAAGTATTCCATCTGGTTTATTCCATTTGGTTACGAATGCAGTTGTTAGTGAAGATGCACCAGTAATCATCTCTCCATAGAGGAATGTACCAGATCCTGTTGTAGATGCAGCACCGATTGTAATTGTAGGTGCAACAGTATATCCGTAACCACTGTTTGTAACTTGTATATCAGATACAATCTTAGTTGTTGTATTGATGAATGCAGTAGCGATAGCAGTTTGACCACCAGCAGGTGCAGCAGTAAATGTAACTGTAGGAGGAATTGAGTATTGTTGACCTCCAGAAGTTAGAGTTACAATACCAACAGATCCAATAGTTCCAATACCAGCAGTTGCAGTTGCACCACCACCTTGTCCGTCATCTGGAAGGAACTGTACCGTTGGTGTAGAAGTATATCCAGCACCAGGATCAGTTATCTCAACATAATCAACCAGCAGTGACTGGAAGTTTCTAGTACCAGTAGTACTTGTTATCGCAACTGCAGTAGCAGTTCTACCAGCACCTATAGGTGGAGAAATTTGAACTCTTGGTGCATTAGTATATCCACTACCACCAGTTATCATATCTATCTTGAAGATAGCACCACTTTCTAGACTGGTTACAGCAGTTGCAGTTGAACCTGCAGCAACCAATTTCATAGTTACATTATATCCAGCAGTCTCAAAATCATCGTCAACAACGTCAACACCTGTATTGATCTCTTCGTCCTCATACTCGAATGGTTCTAATGTGAGTTGATATGTATAATTCTCTTGTAATTGATAGAAGTTATGAACATCATCTACATACTTGATCTCAAATAATATATCTCTCAATGGGAAGTAAACCAGATCTCCTTCTAATGGTCTTGTTGGGTCTTTAGATAATCCAGTTACACCTGCTAGTAATGGTTGAATATATTCTGAATATCTTACCTGAGATATCAATACCTTCATCTCAGCAGTTGATCTCACACCAAACTTAGTAAGAAGATTATATCCAGAATCAAAACCTTCGTATGATTCAATATATCCTTCTATTGGGAATGCTCTATCAAACTTTGATGTAGTTACTTCACGTAATATAGTCTTAGTATTCACAAAGATACGTGGCATATAGATGAACTCTATGCCATGCATCGATATAGTCTCGTTGATCAGATCCTGTACTAGGTTCTGTTCACTCTTACTACCTTGTAAGAAGAAGGGATTTAGTGCCATTAGCCAATCATATCCATTACAGGTAATTCAAATTCTGTTTGCATCTTATCTTCTAATGCTTGAATCTCTGCAATACCATCTTCATAGATCTGTCTACCATTTAGTTCTACACCACCTGGTAGTTTGACACCTTGGTATTTGATTAGGTTCTGACCCCACTGTTTCTTCAATAAAGCAGTGAAGTACTTTTTCAAAAATCTATCATTATAAACCTTAGTGAAATCATTAGGATCTAATACTCTATAACATTCTATAATAAGATAGTCATCCTCTTTCACACTAGAGTAATCAGTGTCAAGATATAATCTGTTCTGTCTTCTATTGAATCTTATCTGCTTATCTGGATGTAATATAAAATCAATATCTTCTAGGTATCTCTTAGTCTGTGTGTAACTCAAGAGTTCCATAGAACTAAAGTAATATATTTCATTCAAAAATATCTGATACGTCAAGTTGAACATGTTAGACGCTATAGCACGACTGTCAACTTTCCAAACCTTTTCAATACCTATAACAGCATCTGGTACTTGAATAAAATTCTGTGTCTCTACAAAACCAAAAGTAGTAGTACCTACACCAGTAATGGATACACTAGGACTAGTTGTAGTAGTAATACCAATGCTATGTTCAGCACCATCTTGATTACTTGCCTGTATACTATTGACAAAATCTTCAGTAATCTTGTGCTTCAAATACATCTTTTCAACACCATCCATGTGACGGTCTTGATATAGAATGATAGCATCGTCTAAAGCGTCTTCTACCTGCTCATCAGCAACGTTGATTTCCAAAACAGGATAACCTAATTGCCTCTTAGCATAATCTACTAATTCCTGTCTTGTAGCAGGGTTCGCCATGTTATAACCTACTTTTTATGTATTTATGAACGTCGAATACAAACATCTACTTGATCACCAACATTTGCAGCAATAGCATCTGCAAAGGTAACAGCAGGGTCACCAATACTATAATCAATTGTAGGTGATAATTGAACACCATTCATAAACACTTGCATATTATCTTCTGTTATAGTTGTAGCAGTTGGTGTAAATTGTGTTTGTGCTTCTGTTGCTACAAAAGCATCTTCTGCATCATCACAAACAATTTCTACCTGATCACCTATTTTACATGCAGATAATAATGTTACAGGTGCAGCAACACCATAGTCTGTACCATTTCTAAGTTTTGTTCCATTAAGATATACCCTAAAATATTTCTGAGCAGCACTACTACCTGTCAGAGTAAAGAGTGTTTGTCCTTCTGTTGCAGTAAAATACTCTTCATCAATAGTATGATTATAATAAACTACAGTTCTAACTTCATCTCCAAGAGTAGCAGCACCATGAAGAGTTATTGTTGAGTTTGATGATGCAGTAAAATCTTTTGTAGCGTTACCAGCACCAGAAGGTCTTTGTTTGATACCGTTGATGAATACCTGAACACTTCTGGTTGTAGTACCATCATTATGTGGATGTGCTGTAGTAAATACAGTCTGACTTTGGGTTGCAGTAGTTACACCAGCAGATATAGTTGTAGCAGTACCTGTAGCACCACCACTACCCGATAAAGTCTTGAAACTGAGCGTTCCCGAACCATCCGTAACAAGAGCTTGGTCTTCACTCCCGTCACTTGACGGGAACCTAAGTCCAGATATGGTTGATATACCAGTTGAATATACATTTGCATGTATTGCATTATTAGAAAACGTAGCAATACCAACACTTTTTATATTATCAAGTTCACTATGTCCCGTTACCTCCACCCCGATGACAGAAGTATTAAATCGCTTTGTATTATTATAATAAAGATCTACTGATGTAGGTGTAAATGTACCATATATCTTTGATTCGTCTGTATTAGAAAATCTAAGATTATTAGATCTAACCTTTAGATTACCAGTTCCTGAATCATCTATAAACGAATGACTCCCCGTATGATATACAGAAAGGTCAGATCCCGTCCCGAAAACCGCCTTCGCATTGTCTCCAAATTCTAGCTGATTTTGACTCTTATCCCAAAAAACATTATAATCATCCCCAGTAAAAGTCGCATCTGCAGTAAATGATACGTTAGAAGTTATTGTATTTACTTGTAGGGTGTTTAAATTTGACCCTATTTCTACTATTGATGCACTACCAGTATTGATCTCTGTAAATAATTTTCCGTCATAGGTGTTTAGAGCTAATTCTCCAAGCTCTAACTGGGCGGTTGTTGGTGCGTTCCCTGATACTGCAGAACGCTTTATCTTGATTGTCGGGGCAGCCATTTAATACATTCGGTATATACCTATAAGATGACTGTATATACAGTCCAGATTATTTATGTTATAATTAGTGTAGGTGCTGATTATGATGACAAAAACACTCGCTGTTCTAACGGGACCGCAAGGTTCGGGCAACCACCTCTGGTCCAAAATTTTCTCATTGCACGAGGACGTTTTTGGTTGGAAGAGTCTACTCGATAATTATTGGGAAGCTCACCGTTTTTCAGAACCCTTTGCTGAGTATTGGAAGGATCCGTCCACTCTGCATAAATTTGACTGGTCGCAAAGTCAAT